ATTGACGAAATCGAGGAAGATGAAGCAAGACAGCAGACACCGCCTGCAACTGCAAAAGTAAGAAATGCTATCCCCGGTGTGACAGTAGGCAGCTACAAGACCGAAAAGAGAACAAGCGAGAACCCTTATGAAAGCCTTGAATACAGAAAGGCTTTTATGAAGTATGTGCAGCGTGGCACACAGCTTCCTGCTGAGGTTATTTCATCTATTAACGCATACAGAGAGAGCCTGCCCGCAGAGGAAAGAGCAGGCGTTCCGATTGCAACAGCAGACACAGCACCTGCAATTCCGCTCACCATAATGAGAGAGGTAATCAACACCGTTCGTAAGCGTTATGGCAACCTTTACGCAAAGGTTACAAAGACCAGCGTTCCCGGTGGCGTTGAGTATCCTGTCGGCGCATTACAGGCAAGCTTCAAGTGGGTAACCGAGAGCACAGTATCACCCCGTCAGAAGCTCGCAAAGCTTACATCGGTAATGTTCAAGTACAACACTGCTGAAATCAGAATCGTACAGACATTCCTTGCACAGCTTCTTACTATCGAAGATTTTGAAACAAAGATAGGTGAGGTAATTGCTATTGCATATCTTAAGGCTATGGGTGACGGCATTGTAAACGGCACAGGTGACGGTCAGATGCTCGGCATACTTAATGACCCCCGTGTTATAGCTACATCTAACAGCGTAACAATGACAGCCGCACAGATTGGCAACTGGACAGCTTGGAGAAAGAATTTCTTTGCTAAAATCCCGCTCGGCTACAGATTCGGTGAGTTTATCTTCCCGATGTCAACTGTTGATGCTTATCTTGAAACTATGGCAGACAGCAACAATAACCCGATATTCAGACAGGCAACAGGTCTTGAAGTTAATGACGGCGATGCAATGAATCCGAACGGCAGATTTTTTGGCAGAGAGGTTTCACTTGTTGAGCCTGACATTCTGCCCGATTTCGATACTGCAAGCGCAGGCGATGTAATCGGCATATTCTGGAATCCTGCTGATTATGCTATCAACGAGAATTTTGGCTTTACAATGCGCCGCTATTTCGATGAGGAAACAAACGAGTGGGTAGACAAGGCACTTGTTGTAGTAGACGGCAAGATTCTCAACCCCGAGGGCGTATGGCTTATCAAGAAAGGCTCGTAAGGGGGTGCTAAAACATGACGAATGTTGAAGCACTTAAAGCGTTATATGTTGCACTCGGCAGCTCGGCTGCCGATGTTGCAAACGCAAATACAATTGTTGAGGTTTTAAATGCAATCTCGGCAAAATATGACGGTGATGCAGATGCCACACTTAACGCTGATGCAATAGCAAACATCGCAGAAGTCGCAGGCACATTATCACCCGCAACACAGACAAAGACCGTAACACCTACAACATCACAGCAGGAGATAACACCCGATACTGGAAAACTGTTATCAAAGGTAACAGTTAACGCAGTTACAGCTGCAATTGATGAGAACATCGTTGCAGGCAACATAAAATCGGGCGTGACAATACTCGGCGTTGAGGGTACATACACGGGATAATAAGGAGGTAAACACAAATGATTAATAATGATAGAGTAGTATCTGTAACAAAAACAGATCTTATAACACTTTATGCACTTATCCTTAAGGTGGGCAGCGTAAGCGTAACAAAGCTGGCGGCAACAGCCCCCGGCGAGTTTACACAGGCAACAAACAGCGCAACAGTTATTTGCAATGAGCCTGTTAAGACTTTTGATTTTGCCGCAACAGCAACAGCAGGTACAGTTTACTTTGTACCCGCTCTTGATTATGAGGGCTTTTCGCTTGCAGGTGTGGCAACAGAGACCGCAGGCGCAGACGTTGAAGCAGACGGCAGCACACTTTACAGCGCAACCTTATCAAGTTCCACAGTTACTATCGCAAAGGTAGGACTTTAATTCTATAGGTGAAAGGGTGATACTATGGCAGAGCTATATGATGAAGTTAAAGCCGCTATGGGTATAACGGGCACGGCACTTGATGCAGCAATGAAGCCGTATTATGACAGTACGATAGATTTTATGCTGGGTGCAGGAGTACCGCAGTCAAAGGTCAACAGCTCTGCCGCAGTCATCGCTCGTGGAGTTAATGATGTTTGGAACAACGGCAGCGGCGATTTTTCGCAAGCGTTTATAAAATTAGTCTCACAACTGGCTATGCGAAAGTAGGGATATTATGCTTTATAGACCGAAAAACATGAACGAACTGCGGACAGCCGTTGAATTATTAGTGCCTACATACAGCAAGGTTAACGGTGTAAGGGTCAAGGGCTACTCAACAACAGGCTTGACAATATATTGCGATTGGAAAACATACGGCGGCACGGAAACAACCGTAAACGGCGTTTTCAGCGTGATAGACACCGCACAGGTTACTTGTTGGTATAATCCCGATATAGTTGCGAATTGCCGTTTAAAGAAGCAAGACGGGGCTATATATGAGATTGTAACACCGCCCGAAAACGTTGAAGATGCAAATATGTATATGCAGTTTAAAGTCGAGCGAGTAAAAGGCGGTGCTTGATGTGGCTAAGATGTCTTTTGACCATAAGGCTTTTGACAAATATTTAAAGCAGCTTGACGAAATTGGCGGCGGTGCAACAAAGCAAGCCGTTGAAAGTGCTTTAAAAGCAAGTCAAAAAATAGTTGCTGAGAACGCACATAAAGCAATGGCAAAGCACCGAGATACAGGCAGAACGGAAAGGGCTATCATTGATAACTCACCCGTAGTGTGGGAAACTGCATTCACAGCATCTATCGATGTGGGCTTTGACCTTGATAATGGCGGCTTAGCCTCAATATTTTTGATGTATGGAACAAAATTATACGGGCAGCCACATACACAGCCCGACAGGGAATTGTATAACGCTGTTTATGGCACAAAAACGAAAAAAGAAATCAAAGCCATTCAGGAAAAAGCTTTGATTGAAGCGATTGAAAGGGCGATGAAATGAAACAAGAGTTAATACAAATACTTGAAGCGTTTGGATATCCTGTTTTTCTGCAAGGCTCTTTAAATGCTGATGAGGCTTATCCTGACAGCTTTTTTACTTTTTGGAATTTCGATACGCCCGAAGCGGCATTTTATGATGATAATGCACATCGTGCAATATGGGGATTTTGGGTATATTTTTACTCGACAGACCCGTCACTTGTGGAAAAAGTTCCCGAACGGGCGAGAAAGGTGTTAAAGGGCGCAGGCTGGACATTGGACGGCAAGGCGCATGACATAAATGTTGACCGAGTAACGCACACTGGGGCATTTTTCACGATTTACAAATTTGAAGAATACGAAAGCGAGGTATAAAAACTATGGCACAAGCGGTAGAGTTTAGAGGCTGTGACAATCTTGTTATAGCCGAAGTTCTTACAGATGACCTTGACACATACTACAGCACAGGCACAGTCAAGACACTTGCACCCGTAGCTGAAATATCAAAAACTGTTGATAACTCATCTGAAACACATTTCTATGATAATGTAGGTATGATTGTTATACGTGGTGAGGGCAGCGACAACATAACGCTCACAGTACCTGCACTTGGCCTTGAAACAGTAGCTTGGCTTACAGGCAAGACATTTGACAAGGCAACAGGCGCATTTATCGACACCGAGAGCGTTGAGAGATATTTTGCTATCGGCTATAGGCTCAGGCTTACAGACGGCTCATATCGTTATGTATGGCGTTTAAAGGGCGCATTCAACATCCCCGATGAAACAAGCGCAACAGAAAACGAGGGCACAGATACAAACAATCAGCAGCTCATATTCACGGGCAATAAGACCGTTACACGCTTTAATTATGACGGAAAGCGTGCAAAGGGCGTTGTGATAGATGAGCGTGATGACCTTTGCGACCTTGAAACATTTTTCGATACAGTACAGACACCTGATACTATATCAGAGTTGGCAAAGAGCACAACAACAGCTATTAGCGTATCGCCCACAACAGCAAGCCTGCTCGTTGACGGCACACAGCAGCTAACACCCACAACAACACCGAGCGGTCAGCCTGTTAGATATGCCACATCTAACGCCGCTGTCGCAACAGTATCAAGCACAGGTTTGATAACTGCAAAGGAAGTCGGCACGGCAATTATAACGGCAGTTTCGGGCTATTATAGCGCATCTTGCACAGTAACAGTAACCGAGGAATAATAAAAAGGGGCTTTTTAGCCCCTTATTTTTTATAAGGAGTTTTTTTATCTATGGAATTAAAGTTACCTATATATGACGGTGATAAAATCGTCAAGACCTACACAACAGAAACTATTAATTTTTCATTTGGCATTGTAGAAGATATACTCAATGCGCTGAATGTGGAAGAAATGAAAACAGGCGATAACAAAGAAATCGCCGTTATGATTTTAAGATGTTCAAAGCAGCTTAAGCCTTTTTTAATGGATTTATTCAATGGCGTAACTGCGGAAGAGATAAGACATACGAAAATACAGGATTTGATTATAGTGTTTAGAGGGTTGTATCAGTACGCAACAGGCGAAATAATGAACGCCACAGCAAAAAACTAAAGCAGGGGGTAAATGATACCCCCGAAACACTATATCAAATTCTATTTGACATAAACTTGCAGATGTGTGAGAGATTTCCTGCTTTAGATCCATTTCGGGTGCGCTCTCAGCGTTTTCATGACGTGATGTTGATATTTGAGCGATTGCTGGATAAATCAACGGGAAATTTGCCAAAGGGCGCATACTATGATAGCAAGGGAATTTTACACAGACCTGCATTAAATGATGATTGGTGGTGAGCAAATGCCAGCAGAGAACGTGACCACGAAATTCAAAGTCGATATATCCGACTTAAAAAAGGGGCTTAAGGAAAGCACAGATAAAATAAAGCTGCTCAATGCTGAGTTAAAAAACGCCGATGCGGAAATGAAAAACAGCGGCAACAGCATTGACGGTTTAAACAAGAAAATAGAAAAACAATCTCAAATTGTAGCCGAGGAAACAAAGAAGCTTGATGCGCTCAAAGCGGAACTGGAAAAGTATAACAAAGTCATCGCAGACGGCGACAAAACAATCTCAGACCTCACCAAAAAACAGGAAGATGCTGTCAAGGTATACGGCGAGGGCAGCAAAGAAGCTAAAGAATACGCAAAACAGCTTGATGCGGCAAAAGCGGCACAAGAACGCAATATCAAAGCGGCAAACGACCTCAAAGTCAAGATTGTAAATCAAGATACGGCGGTAAAGAATGCAGGCGGCAAAGTCAAGCAATTTGAGAAAGAACTGGACGAACTGCAAGCCGAGATGAGCGGCGATGCAAAGACCGCAGAGCAGAC